CGACATTGTGTGAAAATTGTGGCTGCGATTTCCCGGAAGAAGATGCTCATGAATGTGAAAAATGCGGGGCTGTTCTCTGCCCTGAGTGTGTCTGCGAAAGTTGCGAGAACGAATAGCAAAACAACGACTGTTAACCACCCAAACCGGCATCTTAGCAGGAAGGAGGTTTTTATGGAAAATTCTGTAAAAACAAACGCCTATCCCATCCAACGCAGTCCGCAAAAGCCGCCGAAATTGTTGGACCGCCTCCGTGAAAAATGCCGGGTTTTGCGCCGCAGCGATGTTACCGCTAGCGCCTATTGCAATTACTGCCGTGAATTCATCCTTTTTCATGGAAAGCGGCATCCTCAAGATATGGCGGAAAACGAGATCGAACAGTATCTAACCTTCCTGGCGGTTAAAAAGAGAGTGTCGGCGTCAACTCAAAGCGTTGCCTTTAATGCTCTGAAGTTTTTGTACCAGGAAGTGCTTGGCATTAACCTTGGCAAGATCGATGCTCTTCGGGCTAAACGCGCCAAACGTTTGCCTGTGGTCATGACCAGAGATGAGGTTGTTTCCGTGCTGGATTACCTTCGCGGTGATTACTGGCTGATCTGCGCCATCATGTACGGTGCCGGTTTGCGACATAAGGTCGAGGCTTTGCAACTCCGCGTTCAGGATGTCGACTTCGGACAGATGCAGATTGTCGTTCGCGAGGGCAAGGGTAATAAAGACCGAGTCGTTCCCTTGCCATGTATGATTGTGGACCGTCTCAAAAGGCACCTGCAGAAGGTCAAAGAAATTCACGAGCGGGATCTTCGGGACGGTTTTGGCGCGGCCCCTTTGCCCGGAGCCCTGCCCCGCAAATATCCAAGGGCTCCATTCGAATGGGGCTGGCAGTATGTTTTTCCGGCAACGTCCAGTTGGGTAAACAGACGGACAGGAGAACAGGGCCGCCACCATTTACACGAAACGGCGGTGCAAAAGGCGGTCGCAGTGGCCACCCGCAAGGCCGGAATTGTCAAACACGTCACGCCGCACGCCTTTCGTCACAGCTTTGCGACTCATTTGCTTGAGGGCGGGGAAAATATTCGAACAGTGCAATCCCTCCTCGGTCACAAGAAGCTTGAAACCACCATGGTCTATACCCATGTCATGCAACAACCGAATGCCGTTTGCAGTCCTCTGGATCGCCTTTTATGACGACAAGCCTCGCCGAAACATACGACTGGCTTCCATCCCCGCCGCCGCGCAAGTTCAAGCTGCTGCAGGGGGAAAAGCAGGTCTTCCGTGCTCAGGAGGATGAGACCTTCAGCCAGTGGGCCCAGGGGGAGCGCTATATTGCGGTCAGCTCCATGCCAGGCCCGTATGACGGCGATGTGACACCCTATCTCAAGGGGTTGCTCGATCTTTATTGCCAGGAACATTTGCGCGAACTGTTTTTGCCTGGCGGCAGCCAGTCGGCGAAATCCGACTTCATGCATACCTGCTGGGGGGGTAACGCTGTTCACGATCCCGGCCCCTCGCTGATCGTCATGCAGGACCGCGATACCGGTACCGAGACGCTCGACGATCGCCTGATACCGATGATCGACAACACCCCGTCGCTGCGCCGGATCAAGACGGGGAACCCCGACGATATCAGCAAAAAGCGCATTCGGCTGCGTAACGGCATGATCACCTATCTCGGCTGGGCGCAGTCCGAGGGGCGTCTGGCCTCCAAGCCGATCCGATATGGCTTTTTCGATGAAGTGGATCTGTGGCCTGAGTCCGCAATTCGCAAGGCCCGTGCGCGCCTCAGGGCATTTGAGGACAGCTACAAGATCATCGAGGCATGTACGGCATCGGTCGAGGAGGGACGGATCTGGGCGGCTCAGAAGCTCGCCCAGGTCCTTATCGATTTCTGGCCGGTATGCCCTTCTTGCGGCGAGGCCCATATCATGGATGCCGCGCACGTCCGCTGGCCCGATGGCGTGATCGATCCTGCTCAGTTGGCCGACAAGGGCAGCGCCTGGTACGAGTGCCCACACTGTCAAGCTAAGTGGGACGAAGAAGACCGGAACGAAGCCGTGCGGCAGGCGGCTGCCCTACACGATCCGCCGCAGGTATGGCACGGTTGGCGGCCCCGGCCTGGAGGCGTTCCTATCGATCGCGCCTCACGCGTGTGGGCGCACATCCCGCCGCTGATCTCGCGGTTCGTGCCGTTCCACAAGATCGCCCAGGCTTATGTGATGACGCTGGTCGAGCCGTCGGACGCCAATCTGCAGTATTACTATAACGATTGCCTCGGCCTGCCGGTTCCGGAAGACACCGAAGGCGAGCTGACCGGAGAAAAAGAGCTTTACGAACGTCGACGGGATTACTGGCCGATAGGCGCAAGCTGGAAGGTGCCCTTGGCAGCTGTGGTGATTACGGCCGATGCGGACGTGCAGCTCAACCGCATCGAGGTCGAGGCTGTCGCTTGGGGCGAAGGGCACCAGAGTTGGAGCATCGAGTATCGCGTCTTTCATGGCGACACGAGCAAGGACGAAGTATGGGACCAGCTGCACGACTGGGCGCAGGAGACCGTATATATCCATGAGTCCGGCGCAGAGCTATCCATCGTTCGCCTCGGGGTTGACCTCGGCTATCGTGCCGACATGGTGGCAAAATTCGTCCGACGGTCCCGCAGGTATATCGCGCACAAGGGCAGCAACCTCAGGGGGCTGCCGCTGGTGCCTCGCAAGCCCAGCAAGAGCCGAAAATACAAGGTGCCGTTTTATGAGCTTGGTGTCGATACCGGCAAGGATCTGCTGATGTCCTGGTTGACGGCGACCGAGTCGGGCCCTCGCTGCTGCCACTGGCATATGGGATACGACTTCGAGTATTTCCGCATGCTCTGCGCCGAGCGCCCCAAAAAGGCAAAGAACCGCAAAACCGGCAAACTGGAAACCGTCTGGGTTCTGCGTGACGGATTTCAGCGCAATGAGGCCCTGGACGTGCGTGTCGGCAACATGGCCGTTCGGCAGATCCTCAACCCGAACTATGCCAAGCTGGCGGAGGCCCTGGCCATGCAAGCGCGGGGCAAGGAAGAGGAAAAGCCCAAAATAGAAACGCCCCAGGCTCAGCCGGCATCGGATAACAATGACCGTTTCAGTGCTCAACCTTCCGGACGCAATCGTCCCGGATGGTTCAACAGGAGGAGATGATATGCCATACCGTACTCCGATACCCTATGCCCAGGGTGACCGCCGCCCGACATGCAATGTCGAGCAAGCCCGTTATCATCTTTGCCCTGAGCATCCTCCCTCGCGGCAACATATCTACAACCTTTATCATCGTACAGATATTAAGGGGTACTTTGTCGGCAACGGGAGGGGGCTGCGGCTCTATATCGATTCGATAGAGGATTACAAGCGTCGGCAGACCGATGATGGGGCATAGATTTAGAAAAAATGCGATTGTTCTAAATATTTTGTCAACCACGTCAACCTCGTCCACCACGTAAATGACATGCCGCGATATTTTTGAAATCATCGCGGCATGTCTGTATTTACCCTCACAGAGATCGAAGAGCAGATCGCCGAATATAAACTGGCCCTCAAGGCTTGTGCCGGCGGTCAAAGTGTGCGCATGTCCACGCCGGGCGGCTCCGATCGCACCTGGACAAGCGCCGACCTGCCGGAGATCCGCCGCACGCTCGACTGGCTCGGCAAGGAAAAAGCCCGCTTGCTCGGTCGCCGCGCTTCGGTTACCGTCATCGGGAGGCCTGCCCGATGAAGCGCAAGGCTCTCCTGCAGATGAATGCGCTGGATCGCGCCATCGGCTATTTTTCCCCTGGCCGCGCCTTGCGTCGGGCCAAGGCCCGCACGGCTCTTGGCTTTATGGCGGGCGGGGTATCCCGTACCGGAGCGGGCCGCAAGGGCAGCCTCGGTAACTGGTTTGTCCGGCGGCTCAACCGCTACTCCGAAGAGCGCGAACGTCTCACCATCTCCGATCGCTCCGCCGATCTGATCGCCAACAATCCCCACGCAACAAGCATTGTTGATTCAACCGCCATGTCTACGGTCGGCGGGCCGGGTCTTCTCCCGCAGAGCAAGCCGGCCTTCAAGCGGCTTGGCATTAGCGAAGAGGCCGCCGCCGAAATCGCCGAGCAGGTGGAGTGGTGTTTTTGGGAATGGTCCCGCCAGGCGGATGCCGAGGGTGAAGATCATTTTTCCGATATTCAGTATCTAACCATCCGCAACATGATAGGTGGCGGCGAGTATCTCAATCTGCCCGTCAATGTCTCCGGCCCTGGCCGAACCTTCGATCTCGCCATCCAGGTGCTCGATCCGCGCCGCCTGCGCACTCCTCATAATCTTTTCAGCGATAAGGATATCCGCGACGGCATTCGTCTCGGCCCGCATAGCGAGCGGCTTCGTTACTATGTCGCCGATCCGGACGACGGCCATCTCACCACCACCCTGACCAGCCAGCATTTTCGGGAGATCCCCGCGTGGAGGGGACACCGCCGTGGCATCTTCCACGGGTTCCATCGCAAAGATGCCGAGCAGGTGCGCGGAGTTTCTGCGCTGGCTCCGGTGATCAAGCTCTTCCGTGATTATGACGATTACATGGATTTCGAAGTGATTGGGGCCATCTTGGCCGCGTCATTCCCGGTTTTTATCGAGACACCTGACGGGGAAGAACCGGGGGAGTATACCGGAGAGACGACCGATACTCCCACGGCATCCGGGGGAACTCAGAAGGTCAAGGAATACCATCCGGGTCAGGTCCTTTACGGTTCGCTCAATCAAAAGCCCCACATCCTCGGCAACAACAATCGTCCCGGCAACAGCTTCCCGGTGTTTGTCGAGACGCTGCTGCGCGCCATGGGGGCCGCATGCGGTTTGCCCTATGAAGTGGTGTCGAAGGATTTCAGCAAGACGAATTACTCCTCCGCACGGGCCGCGCTGCTGGAGGCCTGGCGGCTGATTCAGTTTTATCAGAACTGGCTGGTCAATCATTTTTGTCAGCCGGTGTGGGAGATGGTTTTCGAAGAGGCCTGGTTGCGCGGACGTATCCATCTGCCTGCCGGCGCGCCCGATTTCTATCGCGCCAAAGCGCTGTGGACAAACGCCACCTGGACCCCGCCCAAGCGCGGCCATATCGATCCGGTCAAGGAGATCGCCTCCGGCAAGGAGGCTCTCGTCTCCAACATGATGACCATGGCCGACTGGTATGCCGAACAGGGCAAGGATTACGAAGAGGAGCTGCGGCAGATAGCCAAGGAGCGCGAGTTGATGAAAGAACTCGGACTGACCATGGCCGATCTGCCCGGGTTCGACCTGGCGAAGCTGGCCAGTCAGCCTGAGCAATAAAGGGGAAGTTATGCGTCTTATCGACATCGTCAATGGTCCCTGGGCAATCCTGTCGGAAACCCATCGGGAGATCCAGGACATTTACAAGCGCCATCTCAAAGGCGACAAGATCAATATCAAGGATCTCGGCATCGAAAAACGCGATCCTCTAGCCGTCGCCGCGATCGTGGCGGCCTCCGAAGGTCGTCGCGTCGAAGGCCGGGGCACCTACATGGTGATCGACAACGTGGCCGTCATCCCCGTGCACGATGTCATCGCCAAGCGCATGACCTGGTTCATGGAGATCTGCGGGGGCTGCTCCAGCCAGATCTTCATGCGGGATTTTGCCGCTGCGCAGAACGACCCCGGCATTGTCGGCATCATCCCGTATTTCGACACGCCGGGCGGCACGGTTGACGGCACGGCGGAGGCCGCCGAACTGCTGGCCAAGTTTCGCGGCAACAAGCCCGTGATCGGCTTCACCGACGGCATGATCTGCTCGGCAGGTTACTGGATGGCCGCGCCCTGCGACGAGATCTATATCTCCAGCGATACCAACCCCATCGGTTCCATCGGCGTTGTCGCTGCTCATGTCGACGTGTCAAAGCGGATGGAGATGTATGGAGAGCGCATTACCGAAATCACGGCAGGGGATTTTAAACGGGTCGTTTCGTCTTATTCGCCTCTGACCAAAGAAGGCCGCTCTTATATCAAGGCGCAGCTCGACCATATCTACACCGCCTTTACCGACTTTGCCGGAGAGCATCGCGGGCTGAGTGTCGAGGATCACAAGCAATGGGCCGACGGGCGGGTTTTTCTCGGTTCGCAGGCCATAAGCGTCGGGCTGGTGGACGGTGTTGCCACTCTCGATGAACTCATAGATCAGCTGGCCTCGGGCACACAGCCCGACCGGCGCACGCAAAAACAGAAAGCCGCGGCCGGTGATGCCGGGGCGAAACCTTCAACTGAGGAGCACGCCATGAACAAAGAAGAATTGAAGGCCAAGCATCCCGAGCTTTACCAGGCTGTGCTGGATGAAGGCCGCGAGTCCGCTGCGGAGGAAAGCGCCGAAGCGGCCAAACAGAGCGTCGCCGATGAGCGCACGCGTATTGTTGCCCTGGTTTCCGCCGGGTTCGGCGAAGAGCCGGGCAAGAAGTTTTCCGCCGTGGTCGAAAAAGGCCTGACCGCCGAAGATATCGGCGCTTTGGGCATCTCTTTCGGGGGGGGCGACTCTTCAGCCGATCTGGAAAGCCGTCAGGAGATCCTTGAAGGCTTGCGCGAGAACGGCCAGCAGCCCCTGGGCAAAACCAAGGGGGAGGATACGGAAGATTTTGAGGCCAAGGTCAAGGCTTATCGCGCAGAGCACGGTTGCGGCAAGGGCAAAGCTGTCAGCGCCATGGCCAGGGAGTATCCCGATCTGCACAAGGCCTGGCTCGATAAGGATCAGCAGGCGAAATAACCAGGAAACCATCCCTTTACGGAGGATTTACCCATGACCGAAAACGGAAAGAAAACTTTCGAGGCCGGCGGGGCGGTTTCCGCCAAGCGCCTGGTCAAACTCTCGAGCGGGCAGGTGGTGCATAACACCGTCACGGATACCGACGACCCCATCGGGGTGTCCGAATATGCCGCCGCAGCCCAGGGCGATCTGCTCGCCGCGCGGCTGCTCAACGATGCCGGGACGTTCGAGATGACCGCCGCCGGGGCCATTGATGCGGATGCCGATGTGTTCGCTGCCGCCGATGGCAAGGTTCAGGCTCTTCCCGCCGCTGCCGGAACCTATCGCAAGATCGGCAAGGCCCTGGAGGCCGCGACGGCCGACGGCGACATTATCGAAGTGATCCCCTACGACTACAACGCCACCGAGACCGTCAGCTAACGGTCGGTGATGGAAAGGAGATAATCCATGCCCAGACTCAAGTCCGGTGCCACCCTCCGCCAAGATCTCGGCGCGGTGGCTTACGAATATGCCCTCGAGGCCAGCCAGCGCGGTTTTATCGGCCTGGCCTTGATGCCGATTTTTGAAACCATGGTGCAATCGGCCAATTATCCCGTGATCCCCATCGAGGCCCTGCTCAAGCTGCAGGATGCCAAGCGGGCGGCGCGCAGCGCTTACGGCCGCAGCGATTATGAATTCGGCGACGGGACCTTCTCCTGCAAAGAATTCGGATGGGAAGAACCGGTCGATGATGTCGAGGCGGCCATGTACGCCAATTTCTTCGATGCCGAAGAGGTGGCAACCATGCGCGCCGTCGATGTTTTGCTGCGCAACCAGGAAAAGCGCATCGCGGACAAGCTGACCAGTACCGCCACTTTCGGCACGCACAACGTTTCCACCAAGTGGGACGTTTCCGCTACCGCCACCCCGCGCGCCGACGTGCGCGACGCCAAGCAGAGCCTGTTTAACGCGACCGGCCTCGATGCAAACGCATTCTGCTGCTCGAAAACCACCTTCGACAATATCCTGCTGACAGCCGAATTCCAGGAGGCGACGAAATATGTCAGCCAGGCATTGATGGAAGTTTTCGAAGTGCAAAAGCAACTGGTCGCCCAGTATCTCGGCGTTGATCGTGTTCTGGTCGGCAATGCCGTGTACGACGGTGCCAAAAAAGGTCAGAGCTTTTCCGCGACTAGTATCTGGTCGGATTCCAAGGGATTCGTGGCCCGGGTCGCGACGCAACCGCTCAACCTCAAGGAGCCATGCATCGGCCGCACCTTCCTCTGGATCGAGGACAGCCCGGAAAACCTTGTTGTTGAGCAGTATCGTGAAGAGCAGACCCGCAGCAATATTTACCGGGCCCGTCACAATGTCGACGAGGCGTTTGTATTTACCGGCGCTCTTTATCTGATGAGTAACCTCAAGTAAGCCGTTCGGCGGCTGCAACCATGGGGAGGAGTCGACCTCCTCCCCATTCTGGAGTATCCGAACAAAGGGAGATATATGGGATTCGACGATCTTGTCAGCCGGGCCAACAGCGCAGCCATTAATCGGCTTGGTGGGGAGGATTTTATCGTCAAGCTCAACGGGGCGACGATCGATACCATCCAAGGGATTTTTGATGAGGCCGTCGAGACGATCTCCCCGCATGATGCCGATACCGTGGTGGTCAGGCCTGCGGTCGCTTTTCTGGATGAAGATTACGACGGCTTTGGGAAAAGCCACACGTACACAAGAATCAAAACCGGCATCGCCTATCGCATTTTTGGAGATATTCAAACTGACGGTACGGGGATGACCGTGGCCTATCTGGTGAAAGCATGAGCCGTTACGACGACATCATAACCGCACTGACGGAGCGCCTAGCAGAGATCCGCACGGCGGTCGGCTATCGCACCGACGCGGGGGAGCGCGTCTTTATCAATCTGGAGTACAAGACCGCGCCGAAAGAAGTGCCTTGCCTGATCTTTTTCCCGGGCGAGGTTACCGATACCCTGGATGGCGACACCCCTCCGAGCCAGGGGGAGGAGAATCACTATCTGCCCGTAACCATCGAAGGCTGGATCGCCGACGATGAGACGGGCGCGCAGGGACAGGCCCTGCGGCAGGACATCCTTCAGGCCCTCAAGACAGATCCGTATTTTGGAGGGCTGACCGAGGGGTATTCCGGAGCGATAAACAGCAGCGCTGAGATTGAGGACGGAGGAGAAGAGGGCTTCCTCGGTTTCGCCCAGGTAACCGCCACTATCTTTTATGTGACCGCCTACGGAGAGCAATAGGGGGAGCTGATGCCGGAAGGGATGATCGTTGGAATGGTTTGTGGCAGTGGTATCAGTTGGGCAGTGTCTGCGTTTTTCCGGCACACCATCGGGACCCGCTACCGCACTGAGGATGATTGCCATTCCTGCGAAACACGCCAGGCGGTCGATCAGATCCGCACCCTGGTTGTCGAGCTTGCCATCAAGGCCGGTGTTCCTGCGCACGAGGTTGCCAAGCTGGCGCAGCGCACTTTGAAATCCGGGAAATAGGGGGCTTATGTATCTTCCGCGTCACTTCAAAATCTATGAGCTTGTCGACCGGGCCACGTTCAACCGCTTCGGCCTGCAGGCTTTGATGTTCCTCAATCCCTTGGCTTTGCAGGCCCTCGACGGCATCCGGGACTTTTTCGACGCCCCGGTGATTGTCAACAACTATCATGCCGGAGGGCGGTTCCAGTTCCGCGGTTTGCGGCCGCGATTCTGCAGCGTCGGGGCGGAATACAGTCAGCATCGCCTCGGCAACGCCTTCGACTGCGATGTTGCCGGCGTCAGTGCGGAGCAGGTCCGCAAGGTCATCTTGGCGCACCGCGACGATCCGCGATTTCTTTTCATCAACTGTATCGAGGCGGACGTGAACTGGCTGCACTTCGACTGTCGCAACATCCCGGATCGCATCCGGATTGTTCATCCATGAGTAGCGCTGCCGAAGGCCGTTGTCGTTACAGCCTGACAGGCATCTGCCCGGCGGCGGGGAAGGGCGCGCTTGTCTGCGCCGCTACCACCTGCCCTGGTCACGAAGAGGAGACCGATGAATCTCAGCGAACTGAAAAAACGTGCAAGCAACGGTGATGTGCTGCTGGTCAAGTCCGATTCGGCCATCGGCAAGCTAATCCGGGTTTTTACAGGGGAGAGCTACAGCCATGTGGCCGTGTTGATCTGGGTTCCCGGCGCACGCGGCAATGATCTCATGATCTATGAGTTTGTCGAGGGCGTCGGACATCAGACCCTGTCTCTCGATGCCTGGCTTAAAGACAGGGATGGCCAGATCCTGTCTTTTGGTGTCGCCCCGGATCCTGTCCCGGCATCACCCGTCAAGGTGCGGGCCGCTGCCGAGTATTACAAGACCGCGTCGCTGCTGCAGCGGTCTTACGGGTATCTCAGCCTGGTCAAGGTTTGGCTCAGTCAGCTGATCCAGTGCCGCATACCGGTACGGCAAAAGGTCTGCAGCACATTTACGCAAGAGGTCTGGCGCTGCTCCGGCTATGACGGCATCACGCGCACGGCCGACCCCGGCGATATCGCCGAACACTGTCAAACTCTTTACCCCATCTGGAGGTGATCATGAACATGGAACGTCTTGCTTTTCCCCTCGGGCTCGTCCTGGTGCTCCTCGCCGCCGCCATGCTGGTCGGCTGCTGCACCACGAATCCCGGAGAAGATCCTATCGGCGCGGCCTTTAACCGCAACGAGTCGATCATCCGCCTCGCTGTCAATGTTGGCGTCGGGCAGGTGCTTACCGCTCATCCGGAGTGGGCCGCTCCCGCTGCAGAGATTGCGGATGCGGTCGCTGTGGAGCTGGAATCGGAAGGCCTGGTCAGCCTCGATCGTCTGCAGGATGAGGTGACCAGCCGTATCCATTGGGACAAGCTCGACGATGCCGAGCGCAGTTTGATCCTGTCCGTGGTCGATTCCGCGGCGGATGCCATTGCGCAGCGGCTGAACGATTCCGGCATCGTCGATCCAAATGAACGCAAGGTCCGTGTTGCCAAGGTGTTGCACTGGATTTCTGAAGCTGCCCGTGCGCGCTCCGGTACTCAGGTCTCGGCACTCATTGCCCAACACTCCATTTGGAGGTGCTGACATGGCCATGGTCGAGGTAAAGGCCAAGATAACGGCCGGGGTGCATCCCAAGCACGGTCCGATCGTCAAGGGCCGGGCCTACACAATCGAAGAGCACGAGTTTGCCGATCAGCTTTACGAGCGGCCCTCGTCTGATTGGCTGGCCCCCTGGGAACGCGAAAAGTCCAAAAAGAAATCGGCCTCCGTGAAGGCCGACAAGAAAGGAGAATAAGCCATGCCCGGAGTTGCAGGCGTTGAGATGAAATACGCCCTGGTCAAGGGCACAGAGTGGGGCACGGCTGTTGCGGCAGGGGCCAACGACGGCCTTTTGCTGCTGCCGACCGGGGTCAAGTCCGGCGATGCCGCGCTCGATGTCGATGACAGCCAGGGGCTGTTCTTTTCGCAGGACGGCACGCCCGGCGCGGTGAAGGTCGATGGCGACGTGCCCGGGTATCTGCGCTACGACGGCTGCGATCTGCTGATTGCGTTGTTCATGGGTGTGGCCGGATCTCCGTCTCTGCATGATGGCGGATCGGCCAGCTACGATTTTGTCTATGATCTGGCGGATAACATCGACGGCTTGTTCGCCACCTTTGTGCGCAATTGGAAAAACTACGTCGAAGAGGTCCGCTCTCTCAAGATCGCAGGAATAACCATCAAGGGCGAGCGCGGCAAACCGTTGCAACTCATTGCCGATGGCATCGGGGATTTCGCCGTTCAGGACGGAGTCAACAGCTCCACCACATTCAACAACGTGACCATTGCCGAGACAAAGAACCGGATCCACTTTGCCCAGGGCGTGTTCCGCATGAACGACCAGGGCGGTGCGGCTCTCGGCTCCGGTGATGTGATCTATCCCTCGAGCTTCGAGCTGAGCGCCTCGCGCAAACTGGCCGGGCAGTACACCGGCGAATTCACCAGCGGCGGCACCAACCCCCGCGACGTGATCGACGAGCCGACCAATGACGGTATGCCTGAGATATCGCTCAAGCTGCAGTTTCCCCGGCATACCGGCAAAACGCGGTTGACCGACCTGGGCAACGATACCCGCAAGAAGATGGATATCACCTTTACCGGACCGGTTATCGAAGGCTCTATCCCGCGTCTTTTCAAGATCGAGCTCCCGCATCTGCAGTTCAAGAGCGTCGACATCGTCGACGAAGCCGGCATCATCAAGGAGCCTGCCGAGTTCGTCTGTCACGGAGCAAGCACGGCACCGACAGGCATGACCGGCATCACCAAGCCGTTCCGCATCAGCGGCACAAACCAGCGGTCTGCCGATCCGCTGGCGTAACCAGACGGATGCCATGGGGCCGGGCCCGGCCCCGATTTTTAACCCTGACATGTGAGGATTTGTGCCGCCGTAGCCTGCGGCGAAGGAGTATGCAATGGATATTTCCCGATTGAAAAAGAAGGACCTCAAAGTCTGGCTGCCCCTGTTCGACGATGTTGACGTGCTGTGTCGGCATATTCCCCAGGGGGAGTTTGACGCCATCAAGGCCGCAGCCACCGCCGTCCGGTTTGACCCGCGCACGCATCAGCGCGTGGAAAAGCTCGATGACAGACGTTTTCGCGCCGACCTGGCCAAGGCGGTTGTCGAGGATTGGCGAGGTCTCAAGGACGGCGAGGCGGACTATCCCTGTACGCCTGAGAACATCGAATTCATGATGCAGGAATGCACGGAGTTCCGACTCCTGGTCCTGGACGCGCCGTGCAGCCTCGACAAGATGTTGTCGGCCGAAAAGGCTGAACTGGAAAAAAACTCCGATACCACCTCCGCGCCCGGGCCGACTTCCCCGGCGTAAGCTGCGAGGCCTGCGCCGAAGCGCGTGAGGTGGACGGGTTGACGCCCGAGTGTGAGACGGATGTGGGCTGCCCCGTGTCGCCGCTGCCGGGCGGAGCGGTCCGTATCATGGAGATCCGCAGTCTGCTGGTCAGGCTGCACGGCGCAGTAGATCCCGGCACGATCTGCCGGATCTGCGAAGTGGACAGGGACGATCTCGAACTGCTCGCGATCGTCGAGGAAGAGATTAAGGCCAACGAACCGCAAACCGATCAGGAGTAAATCTTGGCCAAGGATATCCGCGTCATCATAGGTGGAAACGTCAAGAGCGCCGAAGCCGCCATGCGCAAAATGCAGCGGACTGGATCGGACGTGGCACATGTGCTCGAGCGTGATTTCGCCCAGCTCGGCACCAAGAGCAGCGTGGCCTTTGATCGCAAGCGCGAAGCCGCCACGGCTGCATATGAACGCATCAAAAGCAGTAGCCTGACCACGGCCGATGAGATCGAGCGCGCCGAACGTGCCCTTGCCGGCAAGCTGGAAGCGATCGACACCGAACAGTTCGGGCGGCGCGAGTCGTTGCTGCAAAAGTTCAAGTCTCAATGGCTGGGCGTGACGGCCGCCGTTGGCGCGGCTGTCGCGGCCATGTATCAGGGCTTTCGAGAGGCCGAAAACGCTGCCATGGGCCTGCAGAAGCGGCAAGCCTTTGGCAATCTGTCTTTGTCCAAAGGGTTGAATGCCGACCAGTTGCTGGCGGATTTGAAAAAGATCTCTGCCGGCACCATATCCACCCAGGAGCTGATCGAAAAGGCGGGCACCTCCATGTTGCTCGGCATCGAGGGTGAGTATCTTCCCAAGCTCATGGAGATAGCTCGGGCTTCAAGCCGCGTTACCGGACAGACGATCACGAAGAGCTTCGAGGATCTCTCCCTCGCCGTCGGCCGGCAGAGCAAGCAGATCCTCGACAACCTCGGCATCATGCTCGATGTCGAGGGAGCCAATGAGGCTTATGCTGCAAGCCTCGGTATAACGGCGGACAAATTGACGGACGCAGACCGCAAGCAGGCGTTTCTCAACGCCACCATGGCCGCCGGCCAGGAAATCATCGACGATGTTGGTATGTCCAGCGTGACGGCTGCGGAACGTCTGCAGCGAATGCAGGCCACCATGACCAATCTTCGCGAGACAGGCGGGCGGGCACTGCTTGCTTTTGGAACAGCTGTTTTGGGCATATTCCAGGGTGTGGCGTCTGCCATTACGTTTGCCTATGGGGCCATCACGAAATATATCGCGAGCGTTGCCGAGCTTGCCGCTAAAGTTCCCATACTCGGTCGGGCCGTGCGTCCGATTGCAGAAGAGATTCGTATGATGTCAGATGCCTCGCTTGCCGCTGCAGACAATCTGGCCGACGATGGCCGCGATTCTCTCGCCACGGCCTGGGACGTGATCAGCGGCAAGGCAGGAGAGGCTACCTCCGCCATGGCGGCCGCTACGGCCGCCGGGGAGGATGCGGCCAACAGCGCAGAGGAACAGGCCAAAGCCGTTGACTCGGCCAGCTCGGCGATATCGCGCTACAGCTCGTTGATCAAGGATCTCGGCAAGGAACAACTCAAGGTCGCCGAAAGCGGTTACGGCAGGGATCTGGATCGGCAGGCCGAGTATTTCGAGCGAACGGGAAGGGTGGCAAGCAACCTGGCCCAGCCTCTGCGGCAATACTTGTCCGTGCTCGATCAGATTTATGCAACTCAGGCCGGCGCACAGAAAGAGATCGGCACGGTCCTCGATGGGGTGAAGGTCAAGCAGGCGGATCTGGCACAGCAGCAGGTCAATATCGCCGAGACGGAAAAGACCTGGGCGCAGGCGCGCCTTGGCGCATGGCAGAGCTATTACGACAAGCTTCAGGCCATGCATGAGACGGCCTTGGAGACCATGAAGAAAAAGCAGGATGAGCTGCTCGCAGTCAAGAAATTCGGCTCCGATCTTGGTGCTGAGTTATCCGACAAATACGCGCCTGCCGAACAACTCAGCGCCTATGAGCAGTATTTTCAGCAGTTGGAAAGCATCGACCAGGCCCAGGCACAGGCCATGCAGCTGACCGGGCAGAAGCGCATCGATGCCCTACAGGAGGCGATGAACAAGCTCAAGCAGCTGCCCAACGAAGTGCGCGACGGCGACCAGGTTATCATCAGCAGCCTCGAGATATACGACCAGGCGCAGCAACGTTTCGAAGCCATGCAGGCCGCCTCCGAAGCCGCCAAGAAGGCCGAAGTCGATCAGGCCAAACAATCAGCCGCCAACCTGGCCGCAGAGATGGCCACGGCCCAGACTGCCATGGATGAGCTGCAACAGCGCGTGATCGCACTCGATGCACGGATCCTCGCCCTGTCAAAAACAGTCGTACTCTCGGCAGACGACCAGGCAACCGGCAAGATTGACGCAGTTCAGGCGGCCCTCAATAAGCTGCAGGACAAGGAAATCACCATCACCGTGAATTACGTCAGCAACGTACCTGGCAACGTACCTGGGTCTGTCGGTCTTTCAAGTAAGGCTTCCGCATCAACATCTGGTGCAAGTTCAGGCGGTACGAATTCTGCCGGGTTTAAAGTTATGTCCATAGCGGACATAAACAAAGGGCCAGGCCTTGCCATAGGCACAGCCTATATTCCGCGCACAGGTCTCTACCAGCTTCATCGCGGAGAGGAGGTGCTTACGCGCAATAACGCGGGGAAGGGCGGGAACACGACAATTCACCTCGGCGGGATCTCCATCTCGGTTGAGGGAACCAATAAATCGGGCGCGCAGATCGGCAACGAGATAGGGGAGTCTGCCGCTCGTGCTCTGTATCGCAAGTTCAAGGAATACGACCGCCGCAAGGTCGGCTAATGGAAAGGGGATTCCATGGGATTCGAGGTCAAAAACCAGCCCACTAAAAACCTGCGCTATCACGGTCCGCTGCATATCCTGTCCGATGTAACGCCTTTGGCTGCGTCCGCATCCTCGACCAGCGACTGGGTACGCGGCGACAATCTGAGCAAACTTCTCGGTGCTGCGTATAGTGATCAAGCTGGCACGCTCAAGATCCAGTTCAGCGCCGACGGAACCAACGTCGATCACGAGGAGACGATCACCGTAGCGGCAGGGCAGGCCACCGGTGGCTTCGTTGTCGATGTGATCCTGCCGTTTTTCCGTCTGGTCTACGCCAATGGCGCAACATTACAGACGGTGTTCCGCTGCAACCTGTTCGGACGCGGGGTGAGCTGATGAAGCTTTTCGGCGGCAGTAAAGACGCGATCCACCTGGGGAGTCCTGTAGGGTTGTCTCTGCGCTATCTGGCCGAGGCGTCACCAGCGGTGGCGATGCAGGTACGGGATTTCGCCACGGGTAATCTTTTTTTGACCGCTGACACCATCGGCGGTCACGAACGGCTAACGACCTCCGCAGGGCGGCCGTTTGCTATCCAACGGGAGGTATGACATGTCTTATTATCAATCTCAATACACCGGCGCGCAAATTGACGCCGCCGTCGGGTCGCTCATTGGCGTGCTCAATTCCATCGGCACGGCAGGCTCGGCCGGGTTCGGTGTCGGCGTAGCTCCGCCCGAGGCACTCCCTGATGGGATGACGCCGCTCTACGGTTACACCGACCCGACGCACGCCAACTACGGCAACTACAAATACGCCGACGGGTCCATCATGGTCTGGGTGCCAAAATTTTATTATCGCATCGCCCACGCCAGCAACCCCACCTACGGCGCCCACGGGGTCAACAGCATCGACGTCGAAGGCGTTAAGACATACACCACCCGCGCCGCCGCCGAGGCTGCAGGCTACGCCCTGCACCGAGCCTTCATCGATGGCGGCGTGGAGCAAGCCGGCTTTTTCATCGATAAATTTATGTGCAGCAAAAACGCTCTGGGTTCCGGGTACGTTGCGTCGTCCATAGCCGGTGGTCTGCCAATATCGACGCACTCTGACCACAACCCCATCGCCGACCTGACGGCGTGTGGCAGCAACGCGTATTTTGAGGCACTCAACGCCTGTCGCGCCCGCGACGGGGTGGATGGCGCGGTTAACGCAGACAGTATTTTCCACTGCGCCAGCCGTTTTCAATGGGCTGCGCTGGCCCTGCTGTCTCTTGCGCATGGCCAGGCCGCTACATCGACAACATATTGTGCATGGTACGACGCATCCGGCGCGGAGAACTATCCAAAGGGCTGCAATAATAACGCCCTGGGAGACGCCAATGATGCCACCGTCAGCTATCAATCTGACGGGTACAGCAACTGCGGCAAAACCGGATCCGGAGTGCCGTTTGCAAAGACCACGCACAACGGCCAGGCCTGCGGTGTCGCCGACGTCAATGGCCTGATGTACGAGATCCAGATCGGCCTGACATGTATCGCGACCAGCAAATCGATCAGCGCTGCCAGCCAGGCCAATCCGTGCCAGATTGAGGTTGTCGGGCATGGGTTGGTTACGGGGCAGCAGGCCCTTGTGACCAGCATCGACGGCATGACCGAGCTGAACGACAGGATATTTACGGTCACTGTGGTTGATGCCGACAATATCACCCTCGATGGTGTGGACAGCACCGGCTACGCAGCCTATACCAGCGGTGGATCGCTGACCTACGGCACGTTTTACGCGGCCAAGGAAGCGACCGCAATGCGCGATTTCACCTCCGGGAACTCAGCAGCCACCGACCACTGGGGCGCTACCGGAGCCGCCGCCATGATGGATGCGCTGCCACTGGTCTTAGCTGACGGTGCCATCTCGATGAAAATGGGCGACGGAGCCAATCAGGTTTTGGCTGAGGATGTATCCGGAGATAGCTGGCGTCGCACCTGCCTTGGGCTCCCGCTTACGGATGGACAGTCGACATCGGGCACAAACCTTTTCGGTACGGACTATTTTTACCGCTATATCCGCAACGAACTGTGCCCGATCGCGTCGTACAGCTGGTACAGCGGCTCGACTGCGGGCGTTTGGGGCTTGCACCTGTACAACTCCCGGGCGTACTCCAGCTACTACGTGGGGCTCCGGGCCGCCTGTTACCCTGGGGCCTGAGCGGTAGCGAAGGGCTTTTAAGATGAGCAATATACATGCAGCAGCTCAGCTGGTGCGCAAGCTGGTTATTTTTATTCAGCGCTTGAACGGCTATCTCAACCATTTTCCGAAATCGGAGAAATACGCCCTGGCGAATCGCATTCGGAATACCGCCTATGAGGTGTTCGATCTGGTGGTCGAGGGCGAAAAGCGTTACACGAAAAAGACCACGCTATCCAGTCTCGACATAGCCCACGAACGCTTGCGCATGCAATTGTTCCTCGCGTTTGAGCTCGGCTATTTCCGGTATCGCGATGGCCGCAAGGATGAACATCCGGAAAAATTGGAGCAGAAGCGTTACACCCACATCGGCGACCTGTGTGATGAACTCGGCCGCATGATCGGCGGATGGATAGTCAAAATGAAGGAAATGCACAGATGGTAAAATGGGCGGTGCCTCTACATGTGCCCGATCGCGTCGTACAACTGGAACAACGGCTCGAATGCGGGCGTTTGGGGCTTGAACCTGAACAACAACCGGACGAACTCCAACAACAACGTGGGGCTCCGGGCCGACTCTCTTCTCTACCTCAAGGCACAGCAAGTGCGCAGTGGATACGACAGGGATGTACCGTCCAGCGTCACGCGAAATCGATGACCCGCCTCCTTTTGGTAAGCCCGCAGGGCCGAAGACCGGAGGCGCCCGTATGAAGCGCTATGGCCAGCTGTTTGATAAGGTTTTCACGCGAGACAACCTGTATCAGGCCTATCTCGACGCGCGCAAGCGCAAGCGCAACCGACGATCCACCTTTGAGTTTGAAACCAATCTTGGCGGGAACCTGGCGGCCCTTTACGATGAAATCCACTCCGGGTTTTATCGACCACGGCCGTATTGGCAGTTTTGGGTGCAGAAGCCGAAGCCTCGACTGATATCCGCTCCGGCATTCCGCGATCGTGTAGCGCAGCACGCCATCTATCGGATGATAGGACCTATTTTTGAACGTATCTTTGCCCCTGAGTCCTTTGCCTGCCGCATCGGATACGGGACACATCGAGCGAGCCTGCATGTCCAGGATGCATTGCGTAGATGCGATCCAGAAACTTATGTCCTCAAGCTGGACATCCGAAAGTTTTTCTACCGGATCAATCGCCGCATTTTGCGCGTGCTGGTCGAGCGAAAAATCAAAGACGAACGCCTGCTTAACGTCATGATGATGTACGCAGAGCAGGATGGGCCTCTGGGGATCCCCATAGGCAACCTACTCAGTCAGCTCTATGCCTTGATCTACCTCAACCCGCTTGACCATTACATCAAGCGCGATCTAAAAATCAGACACTACGCACGCTATGTGGACGACCTGGTGCTGATAGGTCTCGCTCGAGATGCGGCCGTGGCGATCAGGCAGCGCATCAAAGAGTTTATCGCCGACAACCTCAACCTTGAATTCTCAAAAACTACCATTGCGCGTACGTGTCGCGGCGTCAACTTCGTAGGCTGGCGAACTTGGGCCGATCGTCGCTTGTTGCGCAAGCACAGTCTTTATCGATTCCGCCGAGCCTTAAAGCGGGGCGATGTAGATACCGTTGTGTCTATACTCGGACACGCAAAAGGCACGGCCAGCATGCCGCACTTGGCAAAAACCATCAGGGAGAGTGATAATGGCAAAAATCTACCGCTATCGAAAAGAGTCCGACGACTATACAACTTATAATGCCCAAGGAAGCGATGTCGTAGAGCTGTGTACGCTTGAGGACGGCTACACGTATATCAGCGGTCCAGATGATTTGCCGCCGCAGCCGAATCAGATCACTGTCGAACCGGTGACGATAACCCCGGAGTTGCGCGAGCAGATCAAAGCATCGAGTCCGCACTGTCGCCTGATTAATCAGCGCATGCAGGAGCAGATTCGGGCCAAATACAGCGCCGAGGATGAGATGTATCTGACGCGTATCGCGGTTGGAGTGTTGCAGGGGGCCTATGTGTTTGAGCCTGGTGAATCGGACCTGGTTACTGAGTATCAAACCTTTGTAGAAGACGTGCGCGCCTGGGGCCGCGTCGAGCGCGCTAAGATTGGCCTATAGGGAGGGAACAAAAATGTGGACCATCGACATGAATCGCTGCCACGCCTGCAGCAAAAAAGACATCTGTCCCGATCGCAAAATGTTATTGAAAACCTTCTCGCCTCTATTGGCCGAGCGCAATGCCAACGACGAGGCCGAAACGGCTGGCGGGGACGGCGTGATCATCGTCAGCTGCCGGGCCTCCTCTTAGGGTTGTCTCATGGCCTTGTCTCTCATTTGCGGCGATGCGTCCGTCACGTTATCGCGGTATCCGGCTCGCACGACACGCAGTCTGGAGGTGGTGCAGTCCGTCCCCGCCAGCGTCGCCGGGGTGCGTTTCGGTGGCGCGGCGGTCGCCGATGAGCGGACATGGCCGCTGCGCTGGGAGGGGATGAGCATCGCCGACCTGGAGGCGCTGTTGACTTTCGTCCGCGACGATCTGCAGTTTATGGACGAAACCTTTGTTTTAGGTGAGCCCATGCGCCTCTATGAGGGCGTTGGATTACAGTCCGATGACGGCGCCGGGGGGCAGGAGGATTTCATCCCCGCAGGAGGTGAGGTGGTGAGATTGGCATCTCCGGAAATCACCTACGCCGAGACCGCTCCCGGGCGTTACGTCGTAACGCTGACGGTGATGGAGGGTTGATCCCATGCAGTTGATTTATGGCAGCCACACCGTCACCCTAACCGGCGCGCCCTTGCGGCGTGCCGGCGATAACTCCCTCGGCCTGCGCCAGGCCCGCGAGCGCGACTCCTCCGGCGCGGTCTATGTGTATGCCGCCAATGTGGTTGCCGTCGGCACGTACCCGGTGACCGTCGCCGTAAGCAATGCCGAGCTCGACGAGCTGCTGAACTTTGTATCCGATACGGTCCAGGGCGTTCGGCGCGCCTTCACATGGGTTGATCAGGACGATGTCCAGCGCCGCGTAAAACTGGCTGAGACGCGCATGCAGAGCCGGCGGACCGGCCCCGATCGTCATCTGGTCAGCTTCATCCTCGAGGACGCCTGATGAAAACCTTCCCTGTCGAGTTTGCCTCCGAGAAAAACAAAAAAACCGGCATCGCTCCGGTCTGGATCCTCAAGCTTACCGCTGGCGGCGAGGACTATTACCTGTCCGGCGATGTCGTCTATCTGCAGGAGTGGAACGGCGATGTCAACACGTTGCCGTGGGTATCGAGTTGGGGTGAGGTCCGCGAGGGCGTTTCCGGCACGCTGGGCGAGATCCGTATGTCAGATTTTAACGTGGAGCTGCTGATCGACCCGGACGCCTCGCCCAACGCGGAGGATATCGCCACCCAGTACGAGCTGGAGGCCTCGCCGGCATCCCTCTATCTGTGGTTTGCCGACCTCGACCCGTCCACCGATCCGCCGCAGGAGATCCTGCGTGGCTATGTGCGTGATATCGCATTGCCGGACGATGCCACGGTACGCCTGACCATCGAAGACGAAAGCAGTCGCCTGGAAAAATACATCGGCACAAAGGTCGATCGAACGACTTATCCCAATGCCGACCAGGATGATATCGGCAAGGTGTTGCCCATCGTCTATGGATCGGTCAGCAAGCTTCCGGCCCGGGCGGTCGATGCCGGCGTTAAAACGTCTCTGCCTGCGGCCATATCCGAATCAGCCACAGAATTCGACGTTTCCGACGCGACCGGCCTGGCGGTCGATATGGTACTGCAGATCGACGATGAGCGCATGACCATCACGAGCATCATCGACGATACCCTGCAGGTCACGCGCGGATCAGAATCGACCGCCGCAGCATCCCACCTCAAGGGAGCCGTGGTGTGGCAGGTCAAGTCGGTGTTTGCCTACGTGGTGGCGTCACATCCGGTGGACAGTATGCCAAAGATTTATGCCCGTCTTGGCGATGCCGAGGTTGACATATCTTCCGCGGCGACCTGCTACACCGGGAAAACCGGTGATGAGCATCCCTCTTATCCTGGCATGGCAGTTGCCACTATTCCCGGGTATATCACTGTGCAGCAGGCTGTGCAGATGTGGGTCAATGACGGGATCGCCATCGAGGACACGGTGTCCATTCTCAACGATCTGGCTATCTTTTCCGATCTTGGCGTGAACGACACCATCACCATCGATAACCTGCTATCCGTCGCCTCGACGCTCGGTATCAGCGACACCTTGACCATCAATGATGGCATTGGCATCGATGACCTGATCACCATTCTTGATGGCATCGGCATCGATGATCTAATCGCGTTGTCCGACACTCTCGCCCTCAGCGAGGACATCATCGTGGCCGACGAGGGGCATGAGCATGAGGCAGAGACCTCGACCGTAAACGTGCAGCCGGACTCCATCGAGGGCGCATCGGGGCTCTTCTGGGTTGTTCCCAAGGGCAACGCGATTGATGACGATACCAACACGGCCGCCATTCTGAACAACAGGTCATCCTATGGCGACGCGACGGTTACGCGAGTGGCCAACTATTCCGGAAGCGGCACACCGGTCAGCTACCGCTGGGCCATCATGTACGGCGACAGCACCTATTCAAAGGGGCTCAAGGTTGATGGCGTCTATACTTTGCCGGACTCGACCTCGAAAACGGTCTGGTATAGCTCCTGGAAGACGTTGTCATCCTGGAATACTATCGACGGCAAGAGTATCGATTTCGGCGCTATCGGCGGGCAGGCCCGTGTCTGGGAGGTCTGGCTCGAGGTAAAATATTACGCATCCGGAGTCGGTGTCGGTTTTGCCCAGGCGAATATATCCAAGACAGGGACGGTTGATCTCACCGGCACTGTCAGCAAGAGCGGCACCGTCAGCAAAACCGGGACGGTTTCAAAATCCGGCGCGGTAAGTAAGACGGGTACGGTCGACCGCAGTGGATCGGTCGCCCTGAGCGGGGACGTTGGTTTGAGCGGCTCGGTCGATAAGTCCGGCACGGTTGCCTTGACGGGCGATGTCAGCCTGGGAGGATCCGTGACCAAAACAGGTACCGTCGTAAAAACCGGCACGGCAACCCTTGCCGGTAACTCGGTTGCCAATACCCTGGTGGGCGACACGGTAATGGTGGATGTGGTACGCAACGTCTCCACTCCCGGAGCCGTGGTCGAGGACATCCTTTCGACATATTGCGGAGTCGCATCTTTTGCGCAGCGAGGGAGCCTGCCCGCGACCTACCGCATCGATGGAGCCATCACCGAATACCGCAGAGCTATCGACTGGCTAAACGATATCGCGCTCCAGTCCCGCTGCTACTTCCGCATGCATCTCGGGCAAGGCCTGCTGATCGCCCGCCCGGATGCATTGACCAGCGTCAAAACCATTCCGGCCTGCCGCATCAGTGACGGCCGTAAAGTCTACAGCCGCACCAAAGTCAGCTACAGCGACGTGCTCAACGTAATCAACCTTCTTTACGACCGAGACTGGACCCAGTCGAAAGGGGATAGCGCTTATAAAGCATCGACCTCAGACACGGACCAAACCTCTATAGCGGCACATGGTGAGCAGGAAAGGCCGGATCTGTTCATGATGGATTTTGTCAGGGACGCAGATATGGCGGAATCGTTGTTGGGCTTTTACCTGGGTCAGTACGCCACCAGGAGATGGCAACATGCACCCGAGGTCTTTCTCGATCACTGCGAGCTCGAGTTCGCTGATGCCGTGACGCTCGGTTTCTCCGACAACGTTGTAGGCGAGATCCAAGAAGTGCGGTTCTCCCCGGGCAGTACAGAGCGAATGGATGTCATAGGTTTGGTGTTGCTGGCTTGACCTTCGTTTCCATTTTTGCGCACAATTTTCCAAGGAAACGTTCCTCGTTTCCATTTTCGTTTCATATTTTCTGCAAAATAGGCCAATTTTGAGCAACGCAAGACAATTAAATTGTATTTTAACTATTTAAAACCATTGAAAAAACAGCTATTTTTCCGACAGGGACACGGTCTTCACACGGCAGGGGCCACTGGTTCGATCCCAGTAACGCCCACCAATAAATTCAAGGGGTTAGGCCATTGTGACCTAACCCCTTTATTTTTGTAAGCACACTGTAAGCACAGAAGGAAGGAGAAAAAAACCAGAAAAACCGCCTACCAGTTGCAAAAATAGAAAAAGAAGAATGAGTGGGTTTTAAAAAAAGTGACAGAGATCGGCCTCCGATGTTATAGATGGGCATATTCATAGCATATGGAGGGTGTGTTAATGGAAATGGCGGAATTGAGTAAAGAGGTGTTGAAATACCTTGCCGGGGCCACAGGAGGCGGAGCTATCGCGTATTTCTGTGTAAGAAAACATATCACACATTTTTTCGATAAGCGTCTCAAGGATTACGATTCTAAGTTAAAGCAAAAAGCTGAAGTTTTAAAAGCAGAGCTCAGTGTTTATGCCCATGAACAGCAGGTTGGGATTTCACGCATCGACCAGCAGAGGGCGGAGGCAATCAAAAATGTTTACGGTGAAATATATGCATTGCATAGGCTGTTCTGTATAGACATAAGAGAACCGTTTCAGCTGTGTGGAGAGGGGGATAGGGAGAGGGCGGAACTGGTTTCTAAAGCTTGCGAGGATATTGATAATCAGTCTAAAAGGCTTGTGTGCGCCCTTGTAGAAAATGCTATTTATTTCAAATCGGATCTATATGATCGAATGCTTGTTTATATCAACCAGTGTGCTGAATTTGCCTTGGAGACGATACAATTTTTAAAAGACTCGGAGAATTCTGCTAATGAAGATAAAAAAGTCCCTGAGACAACAACGATGGAAGTTGCTTATAACCTTTGGAGCCAAAGAACAGACAAAGTAAGAAGCGCCCTCATAGAGGAGTTCCGCTTGCTTATGAAGGCTCAATAGAAAGGGTTCCGGCTTCCTTTTATATGGTTTGTTGAGTCTTAATGCCTTTGCCTCTTTTTTTCGGCCAGCCAACGTTAACCGAATTATTTCATGTGCTCGGTCAGGTGGTCTATAAACCTCCGCACTCAACCTCTCAACCTCTTTTTGCAGTTGTTCTGCTCTGGATCTTAGGCGCTGTAATTCATCTTTTAAATCTTCTCCAGTAAATAAGGCTAGCTTACCACTTCGGCTTTTTTTCTCCATGGTATGGCTTTGCAAGCCCCTTCTCGATCAACTCTTGTCCCAAGTCGCTCCCGTCCACATAAACATCGGCCACGATCCGGAAATATTTTCCGCGCTGCATGTATCGTAAAACGATCTGCCGTCCTTCGCCCAATCCTGAAAAAGGCCCTCAAGGCAAATATTCATGTAAGTTATCGATTGCACCTGTTTTGTTAATTTGCATTAAAGATTCTGCTTAACATTAAAATTATTGACAAATAATGACATTAGGTAAAAATATGAACGTTTCTAATTTAAAAGGAGGGGTCATGAAGCTAATTGGAAAATTCTTGTATTTAGGGCTTGTTTTGCTGTTTTTGGCAGGATGTGTTTCAGCCGGAAGGCATCGCCAAGACGTACGTGATGACACGGGGGATAGAATATCTGCCGGTAAAGTTCAACGAGAAATCAAAGTAGGAATGTCCTCTGCTGAGGTAATTGAGGTTCTTGGATCGCCCAATGTTGTTACAACCGATTCCCAGCGTCGTGAAGTATGGGTTTACGACAAAATCGCCACTGAGCACGTTTATTCAACAAGTTCCGGTGGGGTTTCGGCTCTCATTTTCGGCGGTTTATTTGGCGGTGCCGCTGGTGGTGGCGGTGCAGGCAGCGCATCATATCAAAATAATGCAGGGGCAGCTTCAACGTCACAGAGGACTCTTACGGTAATCGTCAAATTTGACGAACAGAGCAAGGTAAGAGACTTCGCTTATCGGCAATCTAGCTTTTAAGGAAATAACAAATGAAATGGATTAAGCCGCTTACTGTTTTTCTTGCTCTATCTGCATGCTTACTTGCCGGTTGCACTACCAGAGTTCCTAAGGAAGCATTGTCTTTAAGCCCCCAAAGCATCAAAACACGACAACTACAAACCAGATATTTTGATACCAACGATGAAAAAAACATTATCAGTTCTTGCAATGCTGTTTTGCAGGACCTTGGTTTCAATCTGGATGAGAGTGAAACAGACCTTGGGGTGTTGGTTGCCTCAAAACAGCGGGTAGTGTAAAGAATCTTTCGCTTTTTTTTCGGCAGTGCCCCATTGGGTTAGCTTGCCTCGGTCGCTAGTTCCAGTTCCTGTTCTTTGAGAAGATCCATATTCAGATAACGTTTCGAGCCCCATT